CCTTTATCTGCATACTCTAAAGCAGCTTCTCGGCTGCCTATATCTAGTAACATGTCGCTCCCTACATATCCACAGTATCTCTGTGAATACATAAAGTTTGACCTAAATCAAGTTAATTATCTACCTGTGTGTCGGTGTGTTTTATAACGATTAGATAACGCCAATATCCTCAAATTCATCGATATGATCATCAATCGAACGATCCCTATATTCGGTTTCAAGCCCCATAAGAACGCTTATTGTAGCTGAATGAGCCATCGTGATTAACTGGCACTATTTCTACGCTCATGCCTTTCTTACCAAAATTAAGAACTACAAATCCCATATTCCAGTCGGCGGAAGCATATTTTAGGTAACTTGCTTTGTTCTTCATATCCATTAAATGTCCAGCCTCTATGCCCCAAATCGTTGAATAACGCCCGTTTAAGCCAGTTTGATGCCTTACAGCACCCTGCCTATGGGTATGCCCACAAACAACCCCTCCATTAGCCCCTGTGTGCCATTTTTTGGCTAGGTTTAGGGCTGTGATGCCAGCATGTTTAGACATAACACCTTCATCACCATGCGCTAAAAAATATCCGCGCTCGAACTCGTATGCTCTCTTATGGAAGCGGATGCCAAGATCTGAGTAACCCATAAATTTTTCATAAACTAATTCTGGTAATCCAAGCAATGATGGCGCACCCTTTAAAAGTGTAGTAAATAATCTATCGGTATGATTTGATCTGATGATGTCTGTAGTGCCTAAATCGTAAAGAATGTCTTGAGCAATAGATCGCTCTTGATCTAGAGTTTCGGCAAATTCTGTCTTCGTATTTTTTACCCAACGACTTTGACTGGTCATATCTAGTTCATCACCAACATTTAATACATAATCAAATTTCTCATGCTTGCTCATTTTAATGAGGTTCTTTACAGCTGCTGGATGATGCAAAGGAATTTGTAAATCTGGTGTTACTAGATATCTTCGGTTGGCTTTAATCTTCATCTTCTTCTGTGGGATCAATACTAGGGATTATGCCACCATCGCCTACGACCCAATCAGGAAAAGTCTTATGCTCGGTCATTAACCAGAATGCGTGCTCTGGTGTAAATCCTGCTTTACGAGCTGCTTTGTAGCATTCGTGCAACGCAATGTAATGCGCATCAATCTTTGATGGATCAGGAGTGTGGCGAACTACGCGCCGATTGATCTTAGTCCGTTTAGTGGTTTTGCGTGTGTTCGCCATAAATAAATTATCGCTTACTAATTAAGATAAACAGATCATCAACACGCGCTTCTAATCTGTTCAATTGATCCTTCATGCTTGAGCCACCATTGGGCTTGAGTTCTTGCAGGTAAGATTTAATAACGAAGCGCAGAACCAACAATAAACTTGTTAATACGGCGCATACGCCAACGCTTAAACCAACCCATTCGTTCGGTGTCATTTGGCATTAACGCCATAATCAGCTTCTTTGCCTGAACTTGGATCAATTGCTTTAGCAAGAGGCGCAATTAACGCACCTGCAAGAATTGCAAATTCTGGTCGAATGTCTGCAACGATTGCCAAAAGAACAGTGATACCAGAGGCTGCAACAGCTCTTAGATATGACTTGATTGCTGCTTTATGTTTGTTAGTTAGTTTCATTACTTGCCTCCTAGTAGTGGGATGTTAAAAAACTCTGAATTGTTATCTTGATCTTTTTTGAAACTAACATGAATGTGATGATTATGCGGATTGCCTTTGTAATTACGCCAACGCCAACCAAGTAAAGGCGATGCAATACGGCTTTGATGTATTACATAACTGATGCGCCCACTAGTTTTCCCATAGGATTTAATCTGATCTGCCAAATATGTTGAAAGCCCTTTGTCGTCAGAAAGCCGAGCGTCAATATCGATTGCACGCACGCATCCTGTTGCATCTGGGTTGTGGTCGCTTTTTCGTGTGCTATGTCTAGCATCACCAATCCACCCATCAGATTTACGCAAACGCTCTGGGAAGCAGTCATCAGTTTGTTCTCTTAACTGAACAGCAGCTTTAGATAACCAAGCCTTCATTAGCCAAGTATCGTTTTAAGTTCATCAGCAGTTAAACCAATGCGATCAAGAATTGCTGCCTTAGCAGTTTCTTTTGCTTCGACTTCTGCTTGTTTTGCTGCTTGTGCTGCTTTGTCTGCTTCATATTGAGCAAACTCAGCATCATTCATTTCTCTATCAATTACTTCATCAGTTTCAATGTTATGTATTCGAATTGTTGGTCTTGTTGATTTAGCCATTATTTCACCCCGTATAATTGAATTGTTCCAGCACTAAAATCTCCGCCTGTATTATCAAATACTAAAGATGTAATCGCTGTATTAGATTTATGATAACCACCACAGAAACTTGTAACGTTATCTTCTCCACCGCCTTGTGCAGCATATGATTTATGTGCTGTGCTACTTGCATAATTATCTATTGTTAGTGAAAAAGCATTATTGCCACCAGCACGAAAATATGTATCACCACTACTAACTTGCCCAATCAATTCAATTCTTTGTTGATTTTTATCAATAGCAGTAGGCACAGGACTAACACCTGAATAACTAGAAAGATTTGTATCAGCATTTAATGCAACTCTTAATACACCAGCAGCCGTTGCATTAGTAATACCAAAACCTCTTACAAATAATTGTTGATATCCACTAGGAATAGAGCCAACTGTTGTTGTTGCACCTGATAATGTTGTTGTGCTAATTAAAGTCATAGCACCACTTGAAACTGTTGCCCATGCTGGCACTCCACCACTTACTGAAAGAACCTGACCAGTAGTTCCAATTCCAAGTCTTGTGTTTGTATTAGAAGTTGATGAACGATAAGCAATATCACCAAGAGTTGTTTCAGGATTTAAGTTTTTGGTTGTTGTATCAACAGATGAGCCAAGTGTGCGAATAGCTGATGCGCCATCCTTGACTAGCGCGGTATCGTCTGGTGTAGTCCAGCCATAATTAGTAGTGGTTGCCATATTGTCCTTTATCTCAGGCTACGATTGTAGCGTATTCCCATGTTAATGTTGGGCTTAAAGTGTTCCAAGCCTCTGTGATTGGTGTTGTATTCCAACGCATCGCCACTTGGCTATATGCCACAGGCGACAAGTTTATTGTCAGGAATAATTCGTTAAACCTAGTGCTCCATGACCAGCCTTCAACATAGCCTTCAAACTCACCGCCTGAAATTTGATCAGGTAGGTTTTGGATGTTTAGTGGTTGCCCCATAAATACGCCTAGCAAATTATCCCGATCACTATTGTCAATCTCTGGATTTGTTATTGGGAAGGTAATGCTTTGAAATGCTGGCAATGGGAAGGCTCTTTGGGCAATATAGCGATCCGCCACAGCTTGAGCATCCACAGCTGAGTGAATGGTTGATTGCACGCTCTCGGCTTTGTAACCATAAGTTGCAATTGATGTTGCAGATGTAGCAGTTTTTTCTAAACCAAAATTAGAACCATAATTGATTATAATGTCATTGCGAATATCACCTGATCTAGTAATTGTGCTTAAACCTTGACCAAGTGCATGTCTAGCATCAAGATCAACATATCCGTATGTGAGCAAATAATTCTGCCTGTGGTCTGCATCGGCATACCCAATGTTTCCTTCATTGTCCTCATATAAATAACCAAATGCTGAGTTAGCAATCAGGCTTGCAATGTTGTAAATCGTATCTGGCGTTTCTGTGCCACTTCGATTTTGCATTGTGTATAAGCCTGGAGTGTCAATCTCACCAAGTCCAAGATTTAGCGCATTAGCCCATGTTTCAGTTGCATCGTATCCTGCCCAAGTTGTAGCTGCTGGCACATCATTCCAAACACCAAGTAATACGCTAGACAATAAAGCGTATATCTGATTGCCATCCTCATCTTGTGAAACAGCATCGGCATATAATTCTTTTGCTAACTTAACAAGTGATCCCATTGCAAGGAGTGAATACTGCACAACAGTTGAAATTGCTCCAGTAATCTGAACTCCAACAGTTATATCTGTAATATCCCCACCAAATAAATTAACATAATTTCCTGCTGTGTTCTTGACTTGCAGACTTAAACTGTCGTTAATATCAAATGGTAATGTTTGACCAGATAAAGCCACCAAATTGATTTGCATGTAAGAAGGATTTGGTTGCTGGTAAATATCTGTTCGACCAGCTTGATGCTGAATATCGCTTATTGCAATGTCTGTGTAATCAACACCTGCAACTGTAAGTTTCCAATCGGGCGACCAAGCAGTCATTATCTACCTACTGTCGTGCCGACTAACAATCCTTGTGATCTTGCTGCGCTTTGATTCAACACATTTGCCACAGCTCTTGCAGCACCTTCGCCATCAATAGCATTAACTGTAATGTTTGTTACGCCTTGACCAGTCGTATATCCACCATTAGGTAAAGGTGCACTAGGAATTGATGGTAAATCTGATGCACCTGCTAATTGAGATAATCCATAAGTTGCAGCAATACCAGCAAGAGCGGCAGCAGCCAATGCAACAGATGTTCCTCCAGTTGCAAATGCGGTAGCAATGGCAGCACCAGCAGCAGCAGTTCTAAGAGCTTTCATTGCGGTAACTAAAGTCATAATTGCACTTACAAATGCAACAATTCTATTGGCAACAAATACAGTAGCAATGATGCCACCAAGAACAAACAATTCATCTTTGATTGATATAATAAAACTTAAAGTTGATTTTAATTGCTCGCCAAATTTATATGCGCCTTCAGTTGCATCAGTAATGCCAGCCGTAACGCTATCATCGCCTGTTAATCCTGCTGCGAAGGCTTGAACATTTGGCACAACTGTTGCAAGTAAATAATCTGCAAGTTCTTTAACAATTGGAAGTAAGGCTACTCCGATTTTTTCTTTTGTTTCATCAAGCGCAATAGTTAATTGCTTAAACTTAAACTCAGCATTGGTTGCTTCATTGGCAATAAATCCGTTATATGTTCCTTTAAGTATCTGCATGATTTCATCATGAGATTTAGTCTTTAAGGTTGCAGCATCAATACCTAAGCCCAGTTTACCTAGAGCAGTATTCTGCCCATCAAAACTTTTACCTAAAGCATTCGCTACTGTTTCAAGCGGCTTTCCAGTTGCGGTTGATATTTCTTGTGCTAAAGAAAGCAATTCTTGTGCTTTAGTAACATCAGAAGTCGATCGAACTAACCTTGCAAAAGCAGGTCTTAAAACATCATCGGTTGTAGCAGTTGCAATTGATTGCTTGGATATGTAGTCATCTAAACCAGCAATTTGTTCTTCAGTTGCTTTAGTGTTAGATCGAATAGTTTGCTCAAGAGATTTGCGAGCCTTCTCATCCTCAGCTGCTGCTTTGACAGCAGATACTGCAAATGCTCCAACAGCTGCTCCAACGACTGCAAAAGCCAGCGCAGCCTTTTTACCAAAATCTGCTATCTGATCCGCTGATTTATTTACAACTTTTTCAGCATCATCTAAACCTTTTTTAAGACCATCAATGTCAGCAGCTAAAGCAAGCGTTAAGGTTCTACTTGCCATCACTAAACTCTTTTCTAATGTCCATAATTATATCTTCAAACTCTTTGATAATTGTTGGTTGTAAATGTCTTACAGTTGGATAAATAAACCAACCTCTTGAACCTGCACCTTTACTCATTCCACCTGACCATCGTGGAAATTGTGGGTATCTATTAGAACCAAATTCAGTAGCTGCACCAATACCTAATCGGCTTCCTTTAGGATCTTTTCGTGTATTAAATTGAGTTGTTGCTCCACCCGAAAACTTTTGTCCAGCAAATCCAAAAGATATTTCACCAAGCAATGATGATTTTTTTACCTTACCGCCTTGAGCAATACGATCTGCAACCTTTCCACGAGATTTAGCAGCATTTCTAACTTCACTTAATTCCCTTTCAGCCAATTCGCCAACTCTGCGCTTAGTTTCTGTAACAGCAATATCGCTCATGGTTCTAAGAACAGCAGCGAATTTATTAAGTTCTTTTTTGTCATAAACTATTAGAGGCTCTTTACTAACTGCCATTTTTTGCCTCCAATATCTCGATCGCTGTTAAAATATCCTCGCCATCAACCCACTCGCTCATTGGTATCTGTGTGGCAATCGCCAACTGAACCAATAGTCTGTTTAGGCTTCCGACTGGATGGCTTTTGGGTTTGCATCACCGACTTGAATGTCTGCAACTGTTTCCATCCATGCTTCAAATGGTTTAATAGGCTTTCCAGCAGCTTCTCGCTTATGAGCGTTATATGCCAAAAACATTAAATCCCACATACCGATTTTTTCGGATGCCTGACTAATAATGTTGCCTGTTTGCTTTTCCCATTTCGCAAACTCAGGCGGTTGGGCTGTAAATGTTGCTTGCTCGCCTGAGTTGTATTCGATATTTATTTGTAGTTTCATTTTGCTCCCGTTTTTTTCTTATAGTGATTCTGTTACTGCGCCCTTAGATACTTTGAAAGTATATGTTGCAGTTTGTGCATCTGGTGCTGTTCCGCCAACTGGTTGTGGATATGCTGGTAAGCAGTCAAATGCAAAAGTGTGTCCAGATGTTACTGTCATTGTAATTGTGAAAGTTGAATCTGGTGTGTTGTCTGCTGCTGCCCATAAAGCCTCGCATACTGAGTTTGTCTTGCCCCAGTCTGCTAAAAGTTCCATAGTAAATTCAGCTTCAACATTTGTTGTCTTGTAAGCCTCTCCATCAAGGGTTTGATAGGTTTGGCGATCTATTGTTTTTGTTAAAGTCGCTGATAATGCTTGTGCATCAATGTCTGTTCCAAGTGATCCTGAAAAAGACAAATTAATATCACGACCAGTAATAACTTGGGTTGCCATGATTGCTCCTTATATTGTTCTTGTGTAGTAGGTAGAAACTCGAACATCTGCAAT